GCTTGGTATCCTGAAGCTGCAGCGCAACGTGAGGTGGACAGACTTCCGTGTGCTGATAGTGTGCGATGGCGAGGATATTGAGATGCCAGAAGACTTCGGGAAGGACTGTCCGTTTGAAGTGTCATGGATACATGTTCCGCACGGTGGGATCAGCGCGGCGAGAAATGCTGGGCTTGACCACAGTCAGGCGGACTGGGTGATGTTCTGTGATTCGGACGACGCGTTTTTGTGTACGACGTCGCTGCAGACATACCTGCGGTACATGACAGACGATAAGGTTGCGGTGTTCAGCGCGTTCTTCGAGGAATCGCCGAGCCGCGAGGACGGCCATATCATATTGTTGTGGCATCCCGGGAAGGATTACATCTTTGTACATGGACGTGCGTTCCGGCGGGAGTGGCTGAAGAAAAATAACCTGCGGTTCAACAATGACGTGCAGCTGCATGAGGATTCGTATTTCATTGCGCTGGTGAAATATCATCTGAACAAGAAGGACGCGGTATATATCAAAGATCCGCTGTACCTGTGGCAGTGCAACCCGCAGAGCGTAACGCGCAAATGCAAGAACTTCGTGCTGGAGACGTATGACCAGTTATGCAAGAAGAACTCGGCACTGGTGGACGAACTGCTGCGGCGCGGGATGTTTGTGCCGGCGAAGGGCATTGTGTGCAGGACAATTACGGACGCGTATGTGCGCCTGCACAGCAAAAGCTGGAACCTTCCGGGAAACGAGCAGTTAATCCAGGACGCGGAAGACTGTGTGGCGCTTTTCCTGAAGCATTATGATTACATATTTAAGGGCGCAGGGGATATTGTAATCAAGACGGGGCTTGACGACCTGCGCGAGTCGATGAAGAAATACGGGGATTTTGACGAGGACGCTGTTATTCCTTTTGAGGAATGGGTGGAACAGCTTCGGAAATAAGGAAGGATGATGTTTATGGAAAGAAAAGAGTTATATGAAAAAATCAGGAGCAGCTCGTTCGGTATGCGGAAAGGGATGTCGAACACGACAAACCATGCGCCGCTGGTTGAGCAGATGAAGAATATCCTGTACAACAACCTGGCTGATATTGAGGAAGCGCTGAAATTTGCCGCAGAAGCAGAGGAGCAGATTAAGGTGCTTGAACTCGAACTGGCTGACGCGGAACGCGAGCTTGACGAGGCGCTGAAAAAGACAACCCAGAAAAACAAGAAACCGGCAAAGGCGGCAGATGAGTAACCGCGTAAATACGTCGCTTGCGTATGTGCCGTTCAGTGAGGAAAGGGTTGTCGAGGAACTGATACGGAAGCGGTCGGTATAGGACGAATCGTATTACGCGATACTGGAGCATCAAAGCGCGTTAACAACAGACGGGGTGTTTGCGCTGAATGAAGATGTCCTGTGCGTGTATGCGGATCTCGACTCACTGATTGAGAGAGCCGGCCTGAGCGAGCAGGAGCGCCTGACGGTTGACCTGCTGATGAAAGGATATATTCTGTCTGATATTGCGGAACACTACGGAAAGTCGCGGCAAAATTTTGAGATTTTGCTGAAGCGAGCCTGCAAGAAGATTGTAAAGCGAAACAATGCGGACTGGGAAGAGTGTACAGGCGGACGGCTGGACGACGGTGAGTTTGAGAGGTGAATGAAGTATGTGGTTAACAATATGTGCTGTGAGCAGCTGGTGTCTGTTCGCATATATGGTTCCGGTGGTATGGCTGATTGTATGGATGCGCCGGCGGAAGGATAAAACAGAAATTATCCAGGAAGGAGACTGGCCGGCGGAAGACGACTGGCTGCGTGAAGAAGAATGACGAGTTATGAATTTGAGGTTGCCGCGAAGAACGCGGTGATTGATATGCTGGAGAAGCGTGGGATTAAGGCGACGATTGACGATCTGCAGCTGACATGGTTTACACATCTTCTTGGAAACAAGAAGTGTATGGTTTATGGGCCGATCATGGCGAATCTCTATGCGGAGATGACGTATGCGCGGGATAGCCAGATCATGTACTGCGATCTGTACCAGAAGCTTGACCATCAGGAACTGCATGACTGGGAAATGGATTTTGAAGCCAGGGTAGACATTTGATCAAAAATGTTCCTATATATATCAGAGGACAAATATGGGGTAGCCAAGCACAGAGGCTGGAGATCCGGGAGACCACGGGGAAACAGCTGTAATAGGCGATAAGAAAATAAAGCCGCGCAAGCCGGAACACTTCGGGGACCAACCCGATGCGCAGACAAAGCGCGACATAAGGTGCTGACATCCGGCGCGGATGCGTGTGATTGAGCGGTATCCATGGCGGTTACTTATTTATAAGAACTGACCAGATTGGATACGGCGACTGCACACCCCCAATATCTTTCAAAAAACTTATACGCACAGGGAAGTTAAGGTTACTGCACACGGCAGCTTTTATACCTGTGTCCGGAAGACGCGTACAGCAATATATACAGATACATAAAAAATTGTTTCTATCTGCGTCTTGATTGTTTAATTACCTGGAGGCGACAACATGCTGTGCTGGAATGTATACTGCAGTAATTTTAATAGCGGGGAAATTAAAGTATTCAATATCTTTAATCACTGGTCGTTTTATGAGGCATGCCTGAAAGCAAAGAAGAAGTTCAAGGATGACAGGGAAGGATTTGAAAAGGAAGTCCGAAGCTGGCTGACTTATTTTTTCTGGTCGAAGTGTGAATATGAAATTATCCTTGACCACTGGCCTGACGGGGAATGGTCTGAACTGCGCAAAACAATGACGGTCAGCGAAATGTGCGATATGTTCAAGTCTGCCGGACTGGAGTGTGACAGCTGGCACATCAATGAAAAAATCATGGATAAAGATGTTGACCTGAAGGTATATCCCGGATGGAACAGGTTCAGGAAAGAGAAGATTGACGTATACGAACAGGTTATGAATAACTGGGATATTTTTATTGACTATCTGTGGAATAACCGCAAGGAACTGAAAGCGAGGGAGTAACCGTGGGCAAAAAGAAAGAAATCATGCTTGGCGTACCAGAAGAAGATCTTATTGAGCTTATAAATCACCGCGCCATGGTGGAGTTGCCTGAAGATTCCGTGGAGGTTGAGTTGTGTGCAAAGGTTTACCATGACGGAGAACTTATTAATGTGAGCAAAAAGCTGAGTATAAATGACCTGCGCGAAGCGTTCAGAAAAGCAGATGACGGATATATCGATGATGACGATCGGTTTGTGCTTACCGAGAAAGGGATACAATGGCTGGAGGAACAGGAGCAAAAAAGAAAATGTCAGTAAAGATTATTACATTTCTTATAGCGCTTGGAATCGGGATGGTGCCGCTCGCGTCTTCTTCAAACAATGACGTGAATGTCTATATTGATTTTGAAGATCCGGATTGTATTCTTCATTATTATGAGCCTGTGAAACTCAGGTGTATTGTTGAGGGCATTGACGAAAACTATTTTGTGCAATGGCAGTATTTCGACGAAAACGCGCAGAACGGAATTATGCCAATATGGGAGAACGTTGACTGCAACGGGGAAGTGTATGAGTTTGTCCTGACGCCTGAGAACGAAAACTATTATTACCGCGTTGTTGTGATGTGCGGAGATGACTATCTCGGCGAGGTTGCTGAAGATGCCGATGATCTCCGCGAAAACAGCGGCGTCTGACGTACTGAAGTATCCGGATGAGTAAATATTCGTCTGAAGCTTTACACGTCTTAGTACGCCGCCGAATTAGCGGGGTGAAAACATAAAAGTATGGGTATTACGAGGCTTAATATTATTTCGGGCGCGAAGAACTGCCTGAACAGCAGGAAGACATGTCCGCAGTCATGCCCGTTATTTCGTTTCAAAAACTGTCAGCAGATAATACTTCGCGAAGCGGTCAGAATGTATGACGAACTTCTTGGGAGGGAACCTGATGAGGCGTATGAACAGGTATGCACAGAAGAGGAGACACAAGAGGGAACTTGAGAAGAAATATGCGAGGGGATATGGGTACGGCACACACAGGGAGTACGATGTCAAAGCCCTTCGCAGGAGGTTGGAACTGGAAGCGCAGGAAGACTGTTACTGGAACAGAAAACATCCGCCGCGCAACAACGGCTGGGAGTACTGGAAGCTGTATGATATGACCGGTATGCGCCAGTACGCGAAGAAATTTTCCGACAAACGTATCCGGCAGAAGTACAGGATTATGATCCGTAAGATGGACCCGGAAGACGCATTTGTTCCGCAAGGAGCTGATTATGAAAAAGAATACGATTATGAGTACACGATTTGGTAAGTGGATTAAGAAACGGAAGACAATCTGTGAAAACAAGAAACTGTGTGAGCGGTTTCCTTTTTTAATTCCATGGAACAGGTTTACCGGAGAGCGTCCGCCGGATTATGACTGGACATATACGGAGCTGGATTGTATGCCGGACGGATGGCGGAAAGCATTCGGAACACAGATGTGCGAGGAAATCAGAGCGGCGTTGATTGACGATGGCGACCTAGACAGATGGCGAATCGTGCAGATGAAAGAAAAGTACGGAACGCTTCGCCTGTACGACAGCGGGACAAAGATCGGTTCGCGTGTTCATAAGATTGAGCAGAAATATGAATTACTGAGCGAACGCACATGTATTGTATGCGGTGCGCCTGCAACCAGGATGACACTCGGATGGATTTCCCCGTACTGTGATAAATGCTGTCCGGAACATGGGTCTGTACCTATAGAAGAATACTTTGGGGAGGAAGATACAATTGTCTAAGGATATATTGGTAACCGAAAAAATGGCAAAGTTTGTTGAATGGCTGAACAGCTTCAGCGAGGAAGACCTGCGGAAACGCGTACGTGAAAAGATTGCCGAACTGCGGGATATGCCGCCTAACATCCGGGATGAAAACGGTTTCTTCTGGGATATCAGGCTTGAGCCGAATGATAATAATGACCAGTACCGCAACGGCGGGGACTGCAACCTGTGTAAGCGCGTGAAATACTGCGGTAAGCAGTGCGGAGCAAATAAGGTGCTGAAGAAGATTATGACACCGTACCTGTACCAGTTGTACCTTAACGAGAATCCGGAAGCTGCCATGGAAGAGGCGGCGAAACGAATTACGCCCGACGACGTGCTGAAGATGGTGAACGCCGATGACGATAGCAAGCTGGATTCTTGATGATATCACATGGTGTATGGAAGAGAACTGTCCTATGAGGACATGCAGAAGGAACTCCGTGAACATGATCGATCGCACAGGTCTACATTCGTACGCGATGTTCAAGGGAACGGCAGATTGTCCGATCAGCCAGTCGCTGGACGAGTGCATGGACGGATGCATCCACGCAAAGGAATGCTTCGCCAAACACGACGACCCGGACGAGGCGCTGGCAGAGCTTGAATCAGAATACTGTGATGAGTGCATATTCTCGTCTGCGGAGGAAGACTGATGAGCGTTTTGATACGTGAAGAGCAGCAGAACCAGGCATTTCGCACTGCATACGATTTTCTTAAAGACAATCGTTTCAGCCTTCAATATCCGGCTGAGTATGAATTACTTGCCAGGAAACTGGCAGAAGCGTTTGCGAAGAACAGGGATAATCCGCTGGCCTGCAGGCTTCTGAGCGGGGTGTTTGATTTTATATGCGCGACGTCGAAAAGACTGGAAGGAGAAAAGAATGACAGCTGAAGAATTACTCAAGGATCTGGAAACCTGCACGGGGCCGTGCGGACGGATGTGCCTTTCCTGCCCGGAGAGCAGATATGTTGCTGAGATACATGATGTGCTTGTCAAACTGATGGATGAAAATAAAAGGCTACGTACAGCGCTCGCGGAGCAGACCGGGGAGGTTGATGTGTTATGATCAGCGCATGGTGGCTTGTTGCCGGTGTTTTTGGCGGAGTTATAGTTGGTATGTTTCTGATGGCGCTTATGGCCGCGAACGGAGAAGATGATTAATAAATGCATTTTGTTTGCATTTTGGGCTTCTCATTTACTATATATAATAGGGAGGGGTATTTTTGCCTACGATAGGTTATAAGATCTATGATCCTTCCGGAAGGGCGACACTTATTACGGCGGACGACCCTGACGAGGCAATGAAGCGTGTAAACCTGATATAGGAGAAATGGGAGAATTACTGTGATCGTAACTGGCTGAATGATACAGGTGATGTTTTTACTCCTGAACTGAAGGTAAAACGTTTGCTTGATTCACTGGCATATTTTATACTTCAGCTTAACCCAGTAGGGATTGAGACAAAGTATAAACAGGCTGTAAGAAACCAGCGGGAGATTCCTGTGAGCAGCTGTCCGAAGCATATTGAAAATATCATGTATACTACGGGGTATTCTTCAGAGCAGGATATCAGGGAAGACGAAAACGCGTTCAAATTACTTCTTGATTCGCTGGGCCCTGAAATCCAGCCGCTTCAGAAGCCGAAGAAACAGAATAGTATATTTTCAAAAAAGCTTAAACTTGGGATTCATGATGGCGTATGGTGTCGTGTTGACACAGACGGAGTGTTCAGATATATGAACGAGTTTTACCGGATTGATGACAACGAGATCCAATACCAGCCGGTTCAAACGGATTACGGTGATTATTATGCGATGGACAGAATCCTGGCCTCGAACGGAAAGTTTTACGACATGAATTATAATGAAGTAAAAGTTTCTGCTGTGGGCGGGATTATGCCATACGACAGCATTTCTTTCGTCGGGTCGGAGACGTAAAACCCGTGCCGCATAAGACGCACACAGCAATTATATATATAAGATGAAAAATGTATTATAGTTCCGACCACGCCTCTTCACAATGCGCACCATGGTCGGCCTTTTGCTGCGTCTTGCATTATTGTTATCAGGCAGAAATGCCGCCCGGGGAAATGCCTGCATTATCCTGGGTTTCCTTTTCGGCGTGTACGCCAACGAGAAGAGCGGACGGCCCTAACCCGTTGTGATACAGGTGCAATTCCTGTGACGCCGACCAAAGACGCTTGCAGCAATATATTCTATATAGATATGAACACCGGCGTCTTGCTACATAATAAAGACCCTGACAGCAAATCATATAATACATAGCGAAGAAGATGTAAAGAATATAGGGTCTTGAACTGATAATGGGCCTTGCTGGATGGGAGCCTTAGCGTGATCGTGCCACGGGGGTCCACTGTAAAAGGAAGTGAAGGGATTGAGCCGGTCAATTGAATCGCTCGATATGAAGGAAAAAGCGGATCTTGTCCAGGAGATACTGGATAAGAAAAACGGGGTTTTGGATAAAGACTGGTGCGACATGGTCGTGGATTATGATCTCGATTGTAATCCGGAAACGCTTCGGAAAGCCGGCGTCGGCGTAAAGCTTGCCGGTGATTCCGGGATGTGCTTCCCGATTGACGGCGCTGGAACCCGCGACGTTATGGACGGTTATGTTGAGCGCCAGAAGCTCTATGATCTGCAGCGTAATATCCGCAAAGACCTGCGCGAACAATCGAGGAGCGAACTGATTCGCGAAACGATCAAGGACGCAATCGCCGGACTTCCGGCAATAAAAGTCAAGTGCGCTGAACCTGTAACACAGCCGAAGGACATAGAAAAAGAACTCGTCCTTGGTATAGGCGATTTCCACTACGGCGCAAACTTTACAGTACGCGGACTGTATGACGAAGTCCTGAACAGTTATGATTCAACCGTGTTTGAAAGCAGGATGGAAAAGCTTATTGAAGAGGTTAAGGTAATTGTTGATACCCATAGACCGGAAATGATTACGGTGATGATTGTCGGAGATATGCTGGACGGCATGCTGCGAAACAGCCAGATTTCACGGCTTGAATACGGTGTTATTGAAAGCGCCATGTATCTGAGCGAATATCTTTGCCAGTGGCTTGTGACGCTCAGTACGGCGACAACGCTTCCGGTTCGTGTATATGCTGTCCGTGGAAACCATGGGGAGATCAGGCCACTTGGGTCAAAGGCCGGACAATTCCCGGAAGAAAACATGGAACGCATTGTGATGCATTACCTGTATGAACGTTTCGTCGATAATGAAAAGATTCTTGTATTTGAGGACGATGCGCCGATGGTGCAGATGGTTGATGTCCTTGGATATAAGTTTATGCTGATCCATGGACAAGGGGACAATATAGAAAACATTGCCCGTGATCACCAGAATCTTTATTACAATAAGATTGACGTGGTGATGTGCGGACATTTACATAAAAGCCAGACATTTACTTCCGGCATTAATCCGGGAGGGAATACGCTGATCGAGCGTGTGCCGAGTATGTGCGGGATCGATCCGTATGCGCAGAGCAAAGGTTACGGTTCGCCTGCCGGCGCGACAGCGATTATTATGGAAAGAGAATACGGACGCAGGTGCGTTTATCCGATCCGTCTTTCCTGACGCAGAAACAGAGGTTTAAAGGATGCCGAGAAAAAAGATATCAGGAAAACTGTGTATCCGGTGCAACCGCATCCTGCCGCTGGAAAAATTCAGTGCAAACAAGCTCTGGGCTTCCCAGCAGTACAGGGATGCCTGGTGTACGGAGTGCACAAGAGATTTTTGCAAAGACGAAGAGACAGTAAAGCGTTACTGTTTTGAAAACAACAGAGCATTCAAGGAGAAGGCATGGGAAGCCGCGAAGAAGAAAGCGGCGTATGACTTGAACAACAACAAGGTTTACCTGAACCCAATGACGCCTCCGGAAAAGAAAAAAGAAGAAGAATCCCTCGCGCAAGCGAGGGCTTTTTTAATGCTCAAAAATAACGGCTATGCGTATGAATATATTGAAAATATTCATGTTGCCGACTCGACGCGGGACGAAGTAGTTCACGAGTTTACGGACGAGCGGAACAAGCCGTATTACGATAAAGTCTGGCAGGGATGGTTCACGCCGGAGCAGGTCGAATGGATGAACGAGAAGTACGTTCAGTATTCAGAAGACTTCGTGCTTGACAACATCAATATGCAGGACTATACGCGCAAGGTAATCAAGGCGTCGCTGAACGCTGACCTTGCGGAAGACAGGATGCGCCGTGGCCAGGGGACACCTGACGAATACATGAAGGCGCAGAAAATTTTCGATGATCTTTCCAAGAGTTCCAATTTTGCTGCATGCCGGCGGAAGCCCGGAGAGAGTACCGGCATGGGTTCTCTTGGCGAGATTATCCTGAAGCTTGAGACGCAGGGATACCTTGACGAGAATCCTTATACGTTCCCTGATGACGATATCGACAAGGTAATCCAGGCTTACAAGTATACACTTGAATCAATCGGAATGGATATCCGCTGATGCCTGCGACAGACAAAGCATCGCAGATCAGGGAACTTAAAAACTATGCTGCGTGGCAAAAGCAGATATGGTACTGGCGGACACATCTTGACCGGTTTATTGAAGATTACTTCAAAATTAAACTGAAACCGAGCCAGCGTGTTGACGCGAGAATTCTCGGAAATTTCCAGAGCATTGACCTGGTAAAAAACCGTGGCGCCGGCAAGACATGGGTGATCGCAATTTGTGCGATAGCGCTTGGCGTTCTTTATCCGAACAGTTCGATCGCTGTAATTTCCAGTACTGCAGAACAGGCAGTCCTGGTGATTAAAAAGATCGAAGAAAAGTTTATCGGATATCCGGACGTGCTGCGGGAGATCAACGCGAGCAGACATAACAAGCCTGTGCAGGTTAATCCGCACAAGGGCGTCTGCTGGCTGAAGAGCGGAAGCAAGATTGAAAGCTATTCGATGGGTACGCTGAGAGGTAACCGCGCAAAGATCCTGATTTGTGACGAGGCGCCGGAGATTGCCAAGAACGACCTGGACGCGGTTGCAAAGCCGATCATGAACGAAACGCGTGATATCTGCATCCAGCGCGGCATCGAGGATTATGACAGCAAGATTATCAGTATTACTTCTGCATGCCTGAAGAACAATTATTTCTATACTTCATTTGTGAACATTCTGAAGCGGATGTCTGCTGGAGAAAAAGGATGCTTTGCCTGGGCAATGAGTTATAAGGAAGCTGTCCGTGAGGGAATATCAAAACAGTCATATTTTGACGACCAGCGTAAGGATATGACAGAAGAAAAGTTCATGATGGAATATGAATCCAAATTTCTCGGCGCTGCAGAAGGCGCCATATTCCCGTTTGAACTTACGGATAAGTGCAGGACTTTGCGTGAAGTTGAAATTGCGCAGCCTGCAAAATCAAGCGTCGAGTATGTCATGTCGCTGGATATCGCGACATCGACCGCAAGCAACGCAGATAATGCTGCGCTGACAACATTCAAGCTTGTTGAACTGGAGAACGGCGGATACCTGAAACAGATTGTAAGGATTCAGACATTCAAAGGAAAACGACTGGACGCTCTGGCAACAGAAGTCAGGAAAAACCTTGTGCTGTTTCCGAATACGATCAAGGTAGTCGTTGACGTACGCGGACTTGGCGATGCGTTCCCGCAGTTTATGTGCAAACCGTGGACAGATCCCGGTACCGGGAAGGAATATCCGCCGCTTGTCCGTGACGACGAGCCGAGTATTATTGACAACGCTGTCCCGCTGATTCATCCGTTTATCGCGACAAACCTGCTGAACCAGCAGATGGTCAACTTTACAACGGTTGCGTTGGAACAAGAAAGCATCCAGATGCCGATCAATTCGAGATATATTATCAATAATAAGATAGCGGAAAGCGACGATGACGCTGAAGGAACCGGCAGGAAGCTGACGGTCGCTGAGAAAGCAATCTTTATTGAGGCTGACGCACTGCAGATTGAGATGGGCAACATTATTGGACGCCAAGGCGCGAACGGCAATGTGCTGTATGATAGCGCGAAAAGTTCGATGCACAAGGACAGAGTATCTTCCCTTATGATGGGAATTCATTATATTACCGGGCTTGAAGAAGCGCGGAAAAGGAACCTGATGCGCGGCGGTTCATCCATGGAATGGGGGATTGTCGGATCACTACGATAACAGGAGGTGGAATGATTGGCTAATGAGGTAAACACAATGAGTGCATATGAAGATAAGAAGCCCAATGCTTCCGCCTTCGCGGTTGCGGAATCGGCGGCTGATGTAAGTTCGACATACAACGAAAGGTCAATTACATTCAACGGTTCGCTGAACGATTATGATTACGAATCACTGCTGAAACAGAAGCAGCAGAATATCAATAAATTCTATGAGCTTGGAGATTACTTCGTTGACGCGGACGACCTGGTCGGCGGAGCGATCAGGCATATTCTTGTGCCGTTCAGCATGATTGACGGCTGGTACCTGACTGGCGGTACAGAACAGACACAGGAAAAGTACAAAGAATGGTTTGAGCGGATTTCGCTGAACGAAAAGCTCAGGAGCTGGTTTTACCAGTATTATGTATTCTATAATGTATATTTCTCGCTGATGGAAGACGGCGACCTTGTAACGCTGCCGCCTCATCTGATGCGGATTACCAACGTGGCTGTGAACGGAAACCCGCTGACAGAATTCAACGCCAAGTCGCTGAAACAGGACCTGCGGAAATCATCGCAGAAGTCGTGGAAGAAATTCCTGGACGACGAGGATATGAAAATCCGGATTGCCGGGTATCCGCCAGAAGTGACGGAAGCGCTGAAAAAGAATGTTGAATGGGTACAGCTTGATCCGAAAAACACATGGCTCTGGCAGGGCGACAAGCCTGAATGGAGCAGGTACGCGATCCCGCTGATCGCAACGGCGCTGATTCCTCTGGCGCAGAAAGCGTTGATCAGGAACCAGGAAGACGCGCTGCTGAATCTTGCTGCGGCAAGCTTTGTGCATGGCGCCGTAGGTTCACCGAAGGATAGCAATATTGTTGTTGACGTACCAATCCTGAACGCTGTGCTCGGTATTACGAAGAGTGCCATGAAAGCAGGAACGGGCGTCGCGATTACAAACGACTGCGTTAAGTACCAGGTTATCCAGCCGGACATGGATCATTTCTATGAAGCGGATAAATACCGCAATGTCAACGAATCAATCCTGAGCGCGTTCGGTATTAACGCAACGGTTTCGTCCGGATCTGATAACGCGGTATCCTTCGGCACAAGCCAGATCAGCACAAAACTTGTTTCGATGCGCATTAACGCGGCGCGGCAGAGCCTGTGCAAGGTAATGAATAAGATTATCCGTGCGGTGAACGGATCGCCCTACGGACTGCCAAGATCGAACGACAAAAAACTTCCTGTATTCAATATGCCGGTGAGCGACCTGACGCAGGTTGCGGCTTTCCAGGCAGAGTGCATGAAGCTGTACGAGAAGGGCGTACTGAGTACGAGGACGCTGCTTGATTCCTATAATGTTGATATTAATACGGAATTTGAGCGCAAGAAGGAAGAGCAGAACAACGGAATGGCTGATGTTTTCCTGGCGCCAGGAAAGTCTGCTGAAAGCAACAATACAACTAAACCGTCAGGTGACGAGGACGTGCCGATCGGGCGTCCGACGCTGGACGATTCGGAACGGCAGAGTGATCCCGGCAATTCGGAAACAGGCCGGAATCCTAAACCTTCCAGTCCCGATGGATCAGTACCACAAGAGTAAAGGCCGGTGATGCAGTATGAGAGACAATATAATTACGGCGCATGTCGGTGAGAAGACATACGTCAAGACTGACCCGGCATTTCAGTATGACTATGGACTGGTGCTTATCATTGACGGCGTGACACTGCCGGAGGAATATGAAGTACAGTTCGGAAACACGACAAGCGCGGCAAACAAGACCGTTAAAGGCGGCGCGGAAGGCGTCGCTATCCCAGACGAATACCTGCGGAACGGTGAAGATATCCACGCGTACCTGTATATGCATACGACAGAAGACGACGGATTCAGCGTATATCACATCCATATTCCCGTGATTGACAGGGCTGCAATCGACGAGGAAGAGATCACGCCGATTGAACACAGGGCGATTGAGGAAGCGTTGGAAGCGCTGGCTGAAGCAGTTGAGGAAACGAACGAAAACGTGCTGAAGTATCCGTATATTAATGATGATAAATACTGGATGGTGTACGACGCGCAACAGGGCGAATTTGTGAATACCGGCGTAAAAGCGGACGGCACAAGCGGATTTGACCTGACAATCGGAACGGTTACAACACTGGCTCCCGGCGCGGAAGCAACGGCGAGCGTCACATGGGAAGGCAGTACTGCGAAACTGAATCTTGGTTTGCCGGCAGGCGACACTTCCACGCTCGTTTCCATTCATGACGAGCGGACGAATTCTGACGATATTACAATCTATGACGGCGCAGATAACCTTGGTGTGGACGAGATCAGGATTGACATTGATCCTGTTCAGGCAGGCAGCGGTGCGCCGGGTCCGCAGAATATCCGGAGAATCAGTGGCGTGTACGGCGTAACATTGATTCATATTACCGATGCAGGCGTAAATACGTATGTGACAGACTGGGAAAATGAAGCGGGTGTTGTATACGGCGGAACGTTTAATCCGATGACCGGAAAGCTGACGGTTGACAGGGTACTGGTTACAAAACGCTGCGTTGACATGAACAATATGGAAGTGCAGCCCGGATGGAAGGACTGCGGTATCAAAGAGATTGTCGGCGAGAATGTATCGCAGGTGTTCACAAACCAGGTGCTGAATATCGGCACAAGTTTCGGTGTGGATACGACAGGAGATAACGACTTGCTGTATCTTGGATATGACCAGTACCATATGCGGCAGACAGACTGGGTTAATACAGAAATTACGATACAGATTGCCGTACCTCTTGCGGAACCGATTGAATATACGCTTGATCCGTATACGCCGACCGTACAGCTTGGCGAAAACACGTACTACGTGAGCGGCGGAAAGATCGGGTATATGAAGTATCCGTGCGATACAAAACTGTATGTAGATCATAAGATCGCCGAGGTTCAGGCCTTGGTGCTTGAACATTAAAGGGGTGATACTGAATGACGAAGCGCGAGAGGCGTACAATTAACGCATTTATTAACTGTGTGCGCAGCGGCGAATACACGCTGGATTATGCGATTACGCTGCTCGAGGATAACGAGCGGTACGGATGGCTGAGTGAGGAAGCGAAAGAAGTTTTCTACGAAGCATTTGAAGAACCTGAAGAATAACCCTCCTTAACCGGAGGGCTTTTTTAATTGGAAAAATAACTTCCGATAGCAAGCCGAAAGGCTGTTATATATTACTTCAAGTTTTTGGCGCCTGTCCTCCTACTGGTGTTAAAGACGTGTAAGGAATGATTGGCATGGAGAACGAACAGAAAAAGCTGGTACTCCTTGCTTCGGAAGCAATGATTTCTGAAGAAGATCAAAAACTTAATCCCGTATTTCTTTCTATTAGATTGAAGTTAGCGGATAATACCGGTAATCGAAATAATCAGGGAGTTACGGCAAGTTTCATTAGTGATCTGATTAATCGTCAGGACGAATTTGAATGTTTGCCGTTTTACGCGGATGTCAAAAATCTTCTTGCAAGGAATTACGACAATTTGGGACATATGTATAACAGGGTAACAAAGAGGTTTTCTTCGACACAAATTGGGAGTCTGACAGATTTCTATTCAGAGACTGATAACAATGGTGTTATTTCCCTGTATGCAACTGCTCGTGTTCCGAAGCGCGAACAAGAAATATGTATCAGGTTGGCTGAGTTGTATGAGCTTGAAAAGTTAAATGTGAGTTTTGAGATTAAATACAATCCGGAATATACCATTGAAAAAGATGGAATTCTGTATATTGATGCTAATGAAGAAAACGCATTGACTGGACTTGCGCTTGTATCTGTACCTGCTGTACCTGATGCTACTGCCTTGGATATGGTTGCTTCGGTTGCCGATGATTCCGACGAAATCGTTGCTGAGAGTGAGAAATCAGCAATGCGAGGTGAGACAACCCTTATGAAAAAAGAAGAAAAAATCACTGCTGAAGTGACCGAAGAGAATGTGACGGCAGAAGCTGAAGCGGAGGCCGAGCAGACGGAGGCGGTTGCGGAAGCAGAAGATAATGCTGTCGCGGTTGCCGAGGGCGAAGGTGCTTCTGAAACCGGCGGCGAGGAAGCTTCCGAGGGCGGCGAAGGCGCCTCTGAAGGAAGTGGAGAAGGTGCCAGCGAAGGCGGCGGTTCCGGCGCAAGCGGAGACGACGACAGCGGCGACGACGATGACGACACAACGGAAGACGCGCCGACAATCGATCCTGACGACGAGCAGAAGAAAGCTGTCGCAGAGACACAGGAAGCGAACGCCGAAGTGCTGGAGCATTCCGTCGATACGCATGAGAGTGTTGAACAGTGTCCGTATACCGGAGAACCCGTGCATGTAATTGAATATCACGAACGGATTATTGAGACGCTGGAAGACGCTGGAAACCTGATTGCCGAACTGGACAACAGGATCGCAGAGCTTGAAGAGATCAAAGGTAAGTACGACGCGATCATTGCTGAACAGGAAGAGAAAGCACTGGCAAAGAAACGCGCATGCGCCCAGGCGTTTGCGGAGAAGCAGGGTCTGAACACAACGGACACTGCTGTAGCGGAGGCTATTGAAAAACTCGACTATGAGAAAATTGCTGAACTGGCCATGGCTGAAGAACAGGAAGAGGAAAACGAACCTGTGCAGCAGACGATTACTCTCGCGAGTTTCGTAGAGATGGAAGTCAGTGATGATAAATATGGCGGACTTCTGAGCCGCAAAAATAAATAATTACGGAGGTAATTGCTTTATGGCTGGATATTTCAGACGGGCTGAAGCGTGGAATTATGACGGTTCCAACAAGGCCTATCAGGAACTCACCAACGGGCTGTTCGTGTACATCGACGGCTCCAATGGCGTCAAGCCGCTGGGTTCTGCCGGCGACGCCGAATTCCGCGTACTTGAAAAGACCACGCTGTGGGGACTCCCCGCTGTTGTGCTGGTATGCGTTAAACCCGGTTCTGCCGAGATTTATGTGACCGAGAACGAGTTTGAAGACTACGGTGACAAGGACTTCGACCAGACCACCTACTCTATTCCTGCGGGACACTACGTCAAAATGCGGCGTCCCAATATTAACGACGAACTGATCGTGAGTGTGACGAGCGAAGTGCTGGCGACCCTGGCTGTCGGCGACACCGTGAAGCCCACCACCGGCGGTACGATCGTTAAGAAAGCTTAATAGAGAGGAGGCGAAATTGTAATGGCTATTCAGATTTATAAAGACAGTGAAATCGTCAATGTGGCGATTGCTGAAGCTCGCAAGGAGCGTATTGACAGCGCCGTGCGTGAGAACGCCGATAAGCTGATCAGGGATCTGGCAAGTGATCCAAATCCCAATAACAAGTATCAGATCGCGCAGCTCGTGAAGTTTGCCGTGAATGATATCATCAAGCGCGACACCAACTACCTGGATGTCCTGGCTGACGTCAAGCGCGTCGGTTTCGGCGACAAGGCTGAGTTTGATGTGAAGCTGCCCGGAATTAAGGCTTTCATCCAGGCCAAGGGCGCTACCACTCCCCGGACCAAGAATGCCCACAAGACCGTTTCCCTGGAAACCCTGTCTGTGTCCGCTCGTCCGGTAATCAATATCGTTGAACTGCAGAATGGTCTGGCCAATGCTGCCGACGTGATCAACGATGCTTCCTTCCAGATGGAATGCGCTATGAACGCCTTCATCGAAAACGTCCTGGTGAATGCTGCCGATGACTGGGGAAGTCCCTACTACGGCACTGGTTCCGGTCTGGTGAAGTCCACGCTGGATCCCATGGTTATGCACTGGGTACGTACCGGCGGCGCCATCATCTTCGGCGACATCGGTGAGACGACCGGTATTGCGCAGCTGACCGGTTTCGTGGCGAATTCTACTTCCGGCGCCATGCAGTTTGCCGGCAATATCATCAACGAGCAGAACCAGAATGCCGTGATCGGTACCTATCTGTCCGCTCAGGTTGTTCAGCTGCTGAACCCCCTGAAGGAAGACGGAACCGACGGATTCCTGTTCGACAAGAAAAAGCTGTTCATCGTCCCGACCAGCATCGACGCAGGTATGCGTCCGCTGAAGGTCGTGTTCGAGGGCGACGTGTTCTCCACTGAAGCCACGAACATCGATGATCTCAGCTGGGAGATCCGCCTGGATCAGTACTTCAATGCTGCTATCGCGAAGGGCGTACGTCCTTACCTGAGCATGTATGCTGATTCCAGTGTCGGCTGATAACTGACCTCGACTGGGGGCGGGATTCTGTCCTGGAGTCCCGCCCCTTTATTTTACAAATAAAGGAAAGAGGAAAACGATATGAATGAAAAAATGAGACTGAATAACCCGAAGGATTATGCCGTCGGAATTATTACGCCGGAAAAACCGTACGGCGTGAATATCCTGCCGCACTCGTTTACGATGGTAACGCAGGACGAGATTGATTACCTGATGGCGACAAGTACGCTGCTTCAGAGCGGAGTGCTGCGGCTTGCCGGCGAAAAGCAGAAAGAACTGGCGGACACCATGGGTATTGATATGGAAAACAACGCTAACTTTATGAGCGATGAAGATATTAAAAAGAAGCTTTCCGGAAACGCAAACCAGCTGAAGAAATGGCTGAATTCCGAAGAGATTAATCCTGACGTTATGGCGCAGATCGCAAAGGTCGCGAAGACAATGAACCTGAATATGAATAAAATCCAGGTGCTTCAGGAGAAAATGCCAAAGTACAATTTCTTTGAATAAACAGATATATGAAAGGGTGAGTGCCTGTGACGGATATTATAAAGCTGGCACAGCGACTGCACAGACGGATCAAATGGCAGGAGATTCCGGAGGAACTGACAAGCACAGATCTGATCGATATTTTGTGTGACGCCATTCGCATGCTGTATGTGATCAGCGGTCGGACCTTTCAGTTTTCGGATGACATGTTTACAGAAACAATGACGGTCGAAATACCGCCGGAAGAAGAGGGCGGCGAACCGCAGACAGAAGTGATCGAGGGCGTGTTCTTTGAGGAGACGCTTGAACTGGATGAACAGGAATGGGTTCTTCTGGAAGGCGAGATCGCGTTCTATAACCTGGCGCTGTCCAATGTGGACGACCTGCAGTCCTATACAACGGACGCAATGTCTGTCACGCACGGAGACAAGCCTTATAAGAATATCAAGGCGACGGTTGAGGACAGGCAGGCGAAACAGGCGGTTGTATGGACCAGAATGGTCAGGTTCAACCAGCTGGGGGTGACCGGATGAAAGATGTAGTACAGGAAATCCTTGTGCGCGTCACGTACCGGGATAAAGACCTCCAGCCGACATACACAAAGACTTATACGCTGCCGGAATATGTCGATACGATCCGCGCAGATTTGCAGGGGCTTGTCGGAGAAGTTGAAACGCTCGGATATATTGCCAATAAGAACAAGCCGAAGGATGAATGGAGCGACGAAAGTTTTGCGGTATTCAGCCGGATCAAACATAAGCTGCTGGACAAGGCAGGCGAGATCGGCAGGCTGACATCGAACCTGACGCTGCGGACACGAGAGCCGCTTTCCAGGTATATGGCTCGACTTCTGAACGGAGAGGATGATGCTGATTATGGCGAAAGTCGTTTGGGACCGGGAAACTGATATCCGGAACGCAAAGAAAACCATTCCGTTCAAAGAAAGGCAGAGCCGCGAGAACTTCAAACCTCCGGCAAGGATACACACGGATTTTGAGCGGCTGCTGCGGCATGATGTGCCGAATGTTAACTGGACGTTTGAACTGATCCATAACTGGTATTATGTCAGCACACAGACGGAAGACAGCCTGAAGAAACTGACGCAGTACCAGCTGAAGAGTATGTATCGCGGCGGATGCAGGATTATCAGGATTCATACGGAAGAGAACGAGGACGGGGAAACGGAAAACCTGTACTATGCGCTCAGTGAAAACGGAACGTATGAAATTACAGACCAGTATAAACCCGAATATATCCGTGCACAACAGACTTCCATTGACTGGAAATCCAAGATCGGTAACTCCGATATGAGCACGAACTTCAAGACCGACTATACGCATGAAGTGCAGAAGGGCGACTACGTAATCCGCGAGGACGGGACGCTGTTTATGCTGAACTGGAATATCACGCTTCACGCAAACAACCAGGCAACACAGAGCACAGAATGCAATGCTGTAATTGATATTACCAGGGAGTTTACAGACGAAACAGACGAGAAGGGAATCCTTATCAGCGAGGGCGGGAGGCGCCCTATTGCTGCAGGATTGCCTGTTAATCATACAGAGTACGCAGGACGCCCTGACTACAGCGGAGCAAGCATGCAGGCAGGTATGCATCCTGACCACCTGATTACCGTTACGTGCCAGTGGAATCCGACAACGCGAATGATCCGGCTCGACGACGAGTTTATCCTTGGCGATTTTACATACCGCGTGATGAATATATCGCTTGCGGAAGTAAATATCGACAGGGATTACGGAATTCTTGTGCTGAACGCAAAACGTGTTGCCGGCGGGAGCGTGAACGGCGATGAGTGATTTTATCCCGAACAAACTCGGGTTTGACACAAAAGCATATATGAGCGAGTTTTACAAATGCCTTGATATCGCGCTTGACAGGCTGTCGAGAAACGTCATTGTTCTGATGAAGAACGAGATCATGGCGAACGGGAACGGCAGCGGCGTAATGCGCAAGACTGCGGCAGACCAGGTGAAGGAAATATCGAGGACGATCAAGGGAACTGAAGTTGAGCTTGTGATCGGCATTGACGAGGATAAGCTCGGCGGATTTAACGACCAGGTCTTTGTGCGGACAATGGTCGTGCTTCACGGTAACGTGACAAGCGGACCTCTGATGACAAAACCAGGCAGTAAAACATGGACGAAAAATGTAAACAGTATGCATATAAGTCCCGCCGTAAACAAGGACGGTTCGCCGAGAAAACCGCAAATGATGCCGGACGGCATGATGCAGTTTGAAAAGGTAAGCGGGTTCGGGCGTTCAAGACATATGCTTGACAATATTTTTGAAAAACAGATCAACACATATCTGAGAGATTTTGACAGAAGCCTTGACGACCTGATGGATTCAATTGACTATTCGCAGTTTATTACAGAGGGGTGATGATGATGGCATTTGCAGACCGCTATGTCGAGAAGGAACGGACATGGCAGGATAACTGGAACAATGTTGTTCGCAACGTCATCTATCCTGACGATAAACTGAAGGAACTGATGCTGGTTCCTGTTGGGACAGATATTGTTACATTTGGGAAAAAGTATTTTATTCGCGACGGTTCGACGGATGAACTGCTGACAAACGAAAAGGTTCGTGTTGTATGCCATGACGACCAGGGATTTGATACGTTCAACAAAGGTGTTCATGGGAAATACAAGACGTTTGATATCTTTATCAAGGAAGATGTTGAACATACGGCTGACATCGACCGGCTGAAGAGCCGGCAGGTGATGGTCGCCGAAAGAATCAAGTATTTGCTTCTGCGCAGATGGAACTGCGAGAACCTGCATTTCCAGTATGAAGACGAATACGATCAGTGGACAAAGACAGTCGGCTACAAATTGTACAGGCTGATTTTGTTTTACAAGACGACGATATGACGGTTGACCGTTATAGGAGGAGCGGATCACTGTCTGTCAATATATTTTTCAAGGAGGAAAACGCTTTATGCTTTATATCGAAAAGTATAATGGCTATCTTGCGGACGTTCCGAACATTGAGTTTGTGCGCTGCGACGGCACTGTGTTCGCGTATGACGAACTGAATTCCGCGAGTATGACCGCTGGTCACAATATGATCACGATCACCGGCGGACAGGGCAACTTCCCGCTGGCGTACATCGACACAGACTCTACACTCGAGTTCACGTTTGAAAGTTCCCAGTTCACCCTGGAGATCTTTGAAATGGCGAACGGCGTTACCCAGGAAGCCGGAGACTTCGGTATGCTGGAGTCCAACCGCTTCGACGTTGAAACCGGCCTGAAGATCAACATCCCCTACGAAGTCAAAGAGGGTTCTGTTGTTATCCGTGGCCTGACGGAAGACTCTGCTGCTGCGACCGGTAAGTACAAGGTAACGATTACCCAGTCCGGAGCTGACACCGATGGCAAGACTGTTATCGAGTTCTACGAGGGCGACGTAACGGTCGGACAGGTTGTGCGTGTAGCTTATCAGCGCCGTGTTGTCGGGTCTTCCAAGGTGCCGGTTAAGACCACGTCCACCACTGCGAAGGGTTCGCTCTTTGCACATTGGCCCCTTAAACAAGAATTGAGGCTTTGCGCTTAAAGGTGCATTGAAAAACCTACTGAAACGGGGAAACTCTCACTGAGACAATCCCGTGCTAAATTTAAATCAAGCAGAAAGAGCATATATGAGAAAAGAATAGGAAGAAAGAAACTGGTGTGTATATATGCACACTAATCTTACTAATGGAAAAATGTATGTCGGTATAACAGGAAAAGGCGCCGCACATCGTTGGAGCAAAGGCTATCGACATTGTACAAAATTTAATCATGCAATCAAGAAATATGGGTGGGATGGATTTGACCATAGAGTATTGGTTGACAATATAACAAAAGAAGAAGCAGAAGAGATAGAAAAGAATTTGATTTCCGACTTAATGTTGCAGTGTGACGAGTATGGTTACAACATTCAGAATGGCGGAGACGCTCCGAAAATGACAAAAGAAACAAAAAAGAAAATATCAGAGGCAAATATGGGACACGGATATCGCGGCGGAGGAAATCCAAAGCGTCCTGTGTTGTGTGTTGAAACAGGACAAATTTTTGAGTCATGCGGAGATGCTGCAAGATGGTGTGGATCAAATTCAAGTCATATCTCAAACGCTTGCAGAGGTAATTTTGAAAAAACAAAAGGATATCATTGGGAATATGCTTGATTTAATAAATGCCTAACGACTATCGAAAACATAGCGCATTATGCGTGAAGAAGTGAGTAGAGTAAGACGCAAGCGATTGGCGTTTGAAGTGGTAGGGATCCTGTGAAGAAATATCACAGGACCATGATATAGTCTGCTCTGCATGGTGACATGCAGCGGTTGCAATATAACTGGGTTGCAACGGTTTGAATTGTAGCGAATTCAAATGAACATTTGGTATTCTGACGGAACCAGTTGTGCGGACGCGGCGATCAAGGCCTTCCTGCACCTGTACATTCCGCGTGTGCGCGTAACCGCGCTGCCCGGATTCAGCAACAGCTATAAACAGGCGGCTTAACCCTATATAGGCCCCTATAACAGTAATGTTATTTGAAAACTCGTCTAAACGGGGAACGTCCTGCTGAAATGCAGGATAACCTACCGTGCTAAATTAAAAGCCTAACGACTATCTCTATATGAGAGTAAGACGCAAGCGATTGGCGTCTGAAATGGCGAGGCTCCCTCCGGGAGCATGATATAGTCTGCTCCCTATGGTAACATAGGGCTGTCGAAAGACGGCAACGAAATAGCGAATCGTTGTGAACATAAAGGACAAACGGTCTTACCTTTGCTGCTATGGACCCGAAACTCGGCTCCAAGAGCATGTACGACCTGGTGTACGAACCGCTGGATAGCAGCGGCAACATCGTGACGAAGTCTTCTGTTGCTACCGCAAGCGTCGGCTGGATTACGACCATGGCAGGTACCGCAGCTTCTGCGAGTGCCTAATTAAACAATCTGCCTAAACAGGCAGATAAGGATTTTTAGAGGAAAGGACGGGGTTGCTGTTTCTGTGAGAAAAGCAACCCCTCTTTCTTTTTATACAATTATAAAGGAGTAAGGAAGATGGCAAGTAAAAAAGAATTGCCTGCGGCAGAGCAGGAGATAAAAGAACTGCCGGACAAAGGACAGGAAGCTGTGCCTGTGCCGGCAAAGATGGAGTTTGTCAAGGAACTCCCGAAGATCGGTATACCGGAAAATACCGTGATGATCGGCGGGAAGCTGATCGAGATTAAACCTACGAAATTAAAGTACCAGCGGAACAGAACCGCTGTGTTTTATCATATATTGGAAATGTATCCGCTCGCGGACATCCTTGCGATGGGGCCAAAGAGTTTCGGTGACGGGCTGGACGGAGACAAGAAACTGTTTGACTGGCTGGTAGCCGTGACGGATAATGAGGAACTGATCACGCAGAATTATGACGAGATCGATTCCGAAACGATCTATAAAATGCTTGAGATCTTCAGGCGTGTGAACAAGATTACAGAGACTGAGGAAAAACTAAAAAACGCAAAGACTCCGGGGGAGGCTTAACGCTTGACCGTGCGGTTGCACTGATTGCGACTCACCTCGGAGTGGTTGACGAAGAACAGATTAACGAAATGAGTTATGTTTTTTTCAGCGACGTGCTTGAAGAACTCGGGCATAAACTGAGCTATGACGCGATTGTAAATTACGCAGGCAACAGTTTCTGCGAAAAGAGCTGGGACATGATTATGGAAAGCAATCCGATGATGATCGGAGAAGGTAAGCATATGTCGAGCAAGCAGGCACAGGCGTTTGCGGATTTCTTCAGTACAGCGAGGGTTGTTGAAGCCGGCAGCGTTGATATACCGAGGGCGCCGGCACAGGGAAAGGAATAAGGATATGAAAAAGAAGAAAATTGATTTCAAGAAATATGCGGATATGCATGAAGAGACTGAACTGGTCGGCAATGACGGCACGAAGATTACCGTGCGGAATCATATATCGTATGCGGATAAGGTTCAGATGGCAAAGGATGTCATTGAAAACTGTGTCATGATACACGATGATTCGTGTTGCTATGAAAGCTATGAAATCTACGCAGAGAAGATTAAGGCGATGATGAATTACTACACAAACGTAAACGTGGATGACGCTGATGCAGAAGCGGTTGCCGACTTCGTAATCAACAACGGTTTGCTTGGTCAGATCAGCGAGTGCATTAAGGAAGATTATTACGAGGCGGAAGATGTTTATATTGCAATCATAAATATGGTTGTTGACACGTATACAGATGATATGTCGCTAAAGAAGGCGATCAAGACGAGTTTCGGATTTTTGTTTAACGGCGAGGACATCACTGAGTCCATGGCGAAAGCTGAGATGACAAAGGATACGATGTTCAAGGCGCTGGAAGCAATCAATCAGAAAAAACAGGAAGAAAAGCAAAAGATCGACAACGGAACCATGAAGGTCGGAAACAATATACTGAGTTTTGCCAGAAAAGAATAACATGACCCGCCATGGCTGGCGGACTTTTTTATAAAGGGAGTGAGGGCATGGCGGATAAATGTATTGGTAATTTGACGCTTAATACCAAGGGCGTAGAAGAGGCTGTTAAAAGAGTTAATGAGATGCTTGGCGACCTTGGTGTTGGGAAGAAAGTAAATATAAGTTCAAGAGTAACAGCTGCCGTTCGTGAATCACTGAAAGATATTGAAAATCTTATTGGGCAGAGTGAGAAAAGAATTACAGAGATTACGAACAAGGCTGTTGCGTCAATTGAAAAACTTGGTAAGACAAAGGCCGATGACGAAAAGAGCAAACAGAGCATACAGAGTGCACTTGCATTGTATGAAAAACTATATAATGCAAAAGCAAAGTTATATGAACTTGACCAGAAAGGTCAGAAGGACAGTGTGGCTTATGCAAAGGCTGCTGCAGATGTCGAGAAGTATGAACGTGCTCTTGGAAATCTTACCAATAAGATAAAAAAAGCCGCGCAGGAAACAAAAGAATATGAAGCGATAATCACAAAAACTGTCAATGTACAGAACGCGGCGAAAGCAACGGCTGAATCAAAAGAGGTTGAAAAAGCTACTCAAGCTTATATTAAACTTCTTGAAGCAAAGTCAAAAGTCAAACAGTTTGAGGCAGAGGGCAAGGAAGGCACAGAAGAATATATAAAAGCAACTCAAAATGCAGGGAAAGCATATGACGCTTTTATCCTTTATTCAAAGGGTGCAAGAGAAGCCGCGCAAGCAAGCAAAGAAGCTGCACAGGCACGTAAAGACCTTAACGAAGTTGAACAGAACATATCCACACAAAATCCATATCAGACAGATTGGCTGGCTGAAGCGAAGCAAAAATACATTGAACTGACAGACGCAATTAAAAAGTATAATGCGGAGAGAGACGCGAAGAATAATCTTGGCATGGCGACAGAACAGGCAAAGATTGACAAAATCATGGAAGAGGTTGGCGTCATTCAGCAGATCGTCAATGCATCTGATATGGAAGCCAGTAAGAAACAACAAATCCTGAATATTGTTAATCAGTGTACTACTGCAGAAATGCAGCACAACAATGTTGTCAAAGGAAATGTGCAGGTTACAGGCGAACTTGAATCACAGGTCAAGAGCCTTGTTACACGCTATTTGAGCCTGGTGGCTGTTATTCGGACGATTAATAGCTTAATACAAAACATGGTTGAATACGTATCTGAATACTCTGACAAGATGAATGAGATTCAGATGATCACCATGAAGAGTAATGAGGAAGTTGCAAAGCTTGCTGAAACATACAGGCAGATTGCTGCTGATATGAATGTCAGTTCGCTTGACATGGCGGATGCGGCAATTTACTTTACGCGCCAGGGCCTTGAAGCGGAAGAAATTGAGAAACGTCTTGTTAATGTAACGCGGTATGCAAAGGCTGCGAACGTTGAGTTCAAGGATGCGTCAGAAATTATTACCGCAGTCGTGAACTCCATGAATCTTGTAGAAGAAGAAGCGGAAGACGGCAGAAATGCAGCACAGCGTGTTGCTGATGTGTTTCTGAATATCGGTGATAACGCGGCAACAAGCGGCCAGGAAATCGGCGAAGCCATGCAGAAGGCTGCAGCTTCCGCCGGTGCGTTCGGCGTATCCATGGAATGGCTGGCATCGTATATCGCGACAGTTTCCGAGACGACACGTCAGGAAGCGCGGACAATCGGTACTGCGTTCAATACAATTATTGCGCGTCTGCACCAGATCAAACAGACAGGTTATAACCAGGAAGACGAAACCAAGGTTAACGATATTGCGAAAGCTTTGTCGAAGATTGACGTTGTGTTGATGGACCAGGAAGGCAACTGGCGCGATATGGAAGATATCCTGGAAGAAATTGCCGCAGAGTGGGATAAGCTTGACGGCAAAACAAAATCATATATAGCAACCACAATGGCAGGCGTAAAGCAGCAGAACGT